TGTTCACCTTGTCTAGCACCTTGATTAGCCGCTTGCTGCATACCTTGCTGGAACTGATCAGCGGTCACATAATCAACGCTATTGATCCGTTCCACTGTATAGCGAACATCGATTGGAGCGGCAACAGCAGCGCCACCGCCACCATCCATTACGCTACCGCCACCACCATTCTCAGGAATAACTGATCCACCTCTTGCACCGCGTGAGTAACGCGACATGCTTTCACGCATCTTGCTTTCCGGAATAATGTATTCGGGTTCACCACCTTCGCCAACAAGAGCGCGAGTAGGACCAGATACATAACCGCCTTCGGCAAAAAGTCCCGCACCAACGGCATCAAAACTGCTAGGCGTTGCACCAGTACTGAATCCTGCACCAAGTGGAGCAGCCTCAAAGCCACCGCCACCGCCACCTAAGCCCGGCACGCCAAGGGCTTTTGCAATCAAGCCATAAGCGATAATTGCTAACTGCTTTGCAATGATCTGTGCCGCCATGTCCATAAAGTGCTCGGCAACGGACGACAGCATGTCTGCGATTGCTTGGTCCGCACTCTTAGTGCCTTGAATGATGCTAGTAAAAGCATTACTAAACGAATTGCCGATAGCCGTTGCGGCCGCATGGGCTTGATTTTGCTTATCCAATAAAGCGTCTAGTTCTCCCTGCATCTTTACTAATGGGTCTTTTTCTCGCAACTTGATCTGTTCTTTTAAGGCTTGTGTTTGATTAAGTATTGAAATTTGCTTTTGTTTTTGAATGTCGTTTAAATTGCTTTCTTCAATGTCTTTAATTTTTTGAGCAAGTTGCTCTTCTTCAAGTCGGCCGTCAAGTTGTGCTTGAAGTAATGCTAGGTTTGTTTCGCCTCTTTTAATTTCCGCAGCACCTTGCGCGTCGATTTGCTCAACTATTTGACGACCTGCTTCAAGGCCATTTAGCTCTGCATCGTTAATACGGTTGATTTCGGCATTTATTTTCTTCAAAAATGAAAGGCGTTGCTGCTCTGCTTGGGCCGCTGCTTGCTCTGGCGATTTGCCTTGCGTTTTCTTTTTAAGTGGTTTCACTTCTTTGCCAGGCGTATAGTCTAAACCTAGTTTTTCTAATTCGTCCTTTAACTCATCCGCAAAACCTGCACCCATCGTTCCGGGTTTACCTGGAAAAGGCACATTAACTTTTAAATCAACTATTAAATCACGCCTTTTTGTCAGCTCATCTACCTTGTCCGCCGCTTCTTCTACTTGTTTTTTTAGGCGCTGTATTTCAGCCGTTTGCCCTTTAAAATAAGGCGTTTTTTCGATAACTTCAAGGCCATCAATTAGCCCATTTAACTCTTGAATTGATCCGTTTAGTGCATCTTGCACTTCATTTAATGAATTGGATTCCAATGCGTTGTCAAGCGCCTCTTTTCGGCGTTGTGCATCCTCAAAAGCAAGCGCAAGACCAAGAAAGGGTGCGGTAAATAATGCAATTTTTCCACTTAAAGCTGCTAATTTGACAAGCCCTGCTTTTGTTAATGAAATTCCAAGCAGATTAGCGCCAGCCGCTGCAGCAGTAAATCCAGCGCCAAGTCCAAATAATGCGGCTGTTGCAGTTTTTAATGGAGCAGGCAGTCGCCCAAAAATTTCAACCGTTTCTGTTCCTGCATCCACCAATGGTGTGACAACAGGTAACAATTCTGAGCCGATGGTGTTGCTCAATTCAGAAACAGCATTGTTGAAATTTTTAAACTTTTGCGCTGGAGACAAATCCAGCAACTCTTGTATTTTGTCTTTATTTTGCTCAAAGCCTTTTGCCAGTGCATTTATTAAAATATCTGATGTGATCTTTCCTTCGCTGCCGAATTGCTTGAGTGCACCAACGGTCACGCCCATCTCGTCAGCAACAAGGCGCAAAATGCCTGGCACTTGCTCTGCAATAGATCTAAACTCATCACCTTGTAATCGACCAGAACCTAAGGCTTGACTCAGTTGCAAAAAGGCGCCAGATGCGGCAGCAGCGGATGTTCCGCTCGCCAATGCGGTGGCATTGAATCCTTCATATACTGTTTGAATTTCATCCAGAGAAATTCCCAAAGGACGCAACCTTGCGTACGCATCAGCAAAATTGCTCGCTGATTCTGCTTGAGATTGATTAAATGTTTTCGCATTTTTTGAGACAAGTTCTTGAATGCGTGAAAACTCACCATATTGTTTTGATAATACACTTAACCTAATTTCCACTTGCTTGAAACTAGCTGATTGACTAATCATCCTGCTTGTCAAAGCACTAACACCAATGCCAGCAAGTGCTCCGCGAACACCACTTAGTTTTTTTTGCAATGCTGCGGCGCTTTTTGCTGCTCTATCAAAAGTCACGCGAATTGCTTTGCCTGCGCGTTCAGCAACACGACCAAGATCGCTCATCGTGCGTTGCGTAAGTGAGAGAACCTGTTCTAATTTCTTGCTTTGCTGCTCAACCTTGCGTAAAGGGTTTATTGCTTTGACCGCATTAACGATCAGCTCAACGTTGGATACTGCCATAGCCGACCAGCAATGCCCCTATATTACCGCCGCCGCATCTTTGCGCGATTTCTTGCCTTTTCTTCGTGCTCACCCTTCACTTGATAATAAGCCGCAAAATGAACAAGCTCCGCATCCGTCAATTCCGTGCGAAGCCTGCTTACTGTCATCCCAAGCTCGCAGGCCAGAAAAAACTCAAAGTAAAGCCAGCTGTCCTGCGTCAGTCGTTTTTTGCTTCTTCCAGCTCAGCATCACCACCAACACCAAACAAGAACAACTCAAGCTCGTTCAATACAGACTCAGGCAACTGACGCTGCAACTTAGCTGCATCAGCAGATGCAAATGCCTTGCTGCCATCTTCTAGCTCGGCCATCTGACATAGCATTTGAGTGCTGATATCCAGCGCCTCTTGCGTGCCAGCAAGACTTTGCGCTTTTTTGCGATCAGCGCGGGTGATCGGCTTGAAATACAGATCAACGATCGTATCGCCTGCCTCGTTTTTCAGCTCAAATTTGCGGCGCTGGTTAAGATCAAAAGCCTCAACCAGCAGGTCAACGGTCCGAGCCATCAAAAAAATTAGCTTTGATGCTCAAACTATAGCCCAATTACTCAAGATTGGAAGTAATCGTGCCGCTGGTGATAAAGCTGCAAGTGACAATGACTAGCTCGCCAACTGTGGAAGTAATCTCCATGTCAGTGATGATGCCAGCAAAACTCACGCTGTCGGTGCCAGTAGTCGTGCCAGTGGTGAACAGCTCAAATGTAGCGTCTGCAGTGTCAGCAGTGGTGACTACATCTTCAATGAAACCGGCTTGACCAGTGGCATCAGGGTCGTAGACCAGTTCAACAGTGCCAGAGCCAGACACCATGCTGCCAACAAAACTCCGGAATGTATCACCATGCTTGCTGGTGTCCAACGTTTCCTTGGTGATTGTCAGGCTCCAACTACGGGTGCCGACGATTGTGGCGTTGGTAGTACCAGCGGCATCAAATTGAACAGTACCCTGTTCACCGCGAAGAGTAGCCATGGTCAGAGTTCCTCGATGAATTCAAAGGTCACACGGACCTGTGTTTGGAAGTAGCCCTCAGGTGATGCGGACACCACTTCAGGGCCAATGGGTGCATCGAAGTAAACCCCCGACACAATAATCCGATTATACAGGTCACGAATGCGTTTGCCTATGGTATAGCTTGCGCCAGCACCAACACCTTTTGGCGTGAAGATATTGACAACGACAAGGCCAATGATCCTGTTATATGAGTTTGATGTTCCGCCGAGACTTAGATATTCACTGGCCCCAAAATTAACCAGGCATTGCACCCATGATGAATTAGGCGTTGGTGAATAGGATACGTTGTTGAAGACGACCGGAATAGCAGGACTCAATGCAAGCTCGGTGGCAAGCCTAGATTCAATCGTTGAACGTACAGTGTTTAGGTCTGTTGCGGCCATTATCCTTGCCTCTTGATTTTTTCATATTGTGATCGTACATAGGATTGCATTTCTTTGCCGATAAGATCAATCCATCCGGGGCCATTTGTTTGATGGCTACTTCCGCCGCCTGGTGTTTCCCAGTTCTCCACTTCACGTTTTGGATTGTATCGTGTCTCTGTTGTTAACCCAGAGCCAGGAGCAGCGTTAGCTAGTTTTTCTGCATATGGCAAGTTGTTGTGAATGCTGTAATAGTTGCCTAGCTTTTCCTGTCCTGCAATGTAGTTGTACCCTTTTGGCGGTGTCTCTTTTCCTCTATAGTCGCCTGGAGGTGGTGGTGTACTGTTGCTTGCATTTTCACCAATTTGCCAACCAATGCGAAACCGGCCAAGATCAACCGGACTTTGTTCTTTTAACTTGCGGTCGGTCGTAAACACTGTTTGACGCAGCAACTGCTCAACCTGTCCTTCCATGTAATCAGCAATTTTCGCCAGCTTGATTTCTCTTGCCATCATCAAGCCCTCAGATAAATTTCGTAGACGATCGCTTGGTTGTCTTGCTCCACCGTTTCGATCCGCACGATTTGATGCGTCACGCTACTGATGAGCACCTTGTCGTCCAGTCCAGGCACTGCAGACAATGCTGACGCTGCAACCGTCAGTTTTTTGTCGTCACCACGCACGAGGTCATTAACCTCGGCTGCGTTGACGTTTTCCAGCACACCTTTGACGGTTTCAGTCGTAATTGTTTCAGTAGCTGTTCCAGTCGTCGGGTTATAGGCACCAAGACTCACTGATTGAATCGTGATGTCACCACCAAACTTGCTGATGGCTTTGTTGGCAACCTTTCGCAGTGAATCAGCAAGTGCCATCAGACTCGGTAGGCGATACAAGCACCATTCTGAAGCGTGATGCTAGTGAAGACACCGACGATATGAAAGCCAGCAGGCATGGTCTCGCCGTCAAGGCTATTGCCCGTGTAGTTTTCGCTGACCAGCGTATTGATCGTTGTGTTCTCAAAAAAGTCGATGTGCTTGAATCGGCCAGTGTGTGCAGCAGTGTCGGTAATGACTTCTGCGCCAATCGTGTAGTCGATGCCAACATCACCTTGACCGAAACCTTTGGACATGATCAGCTCCGTTGAATTGCGATGTTACCTGGTCCACTTATTCTAAGCCCTGTCAGGTAGCGTTCAATGATTGGTGGGATACGATCAGCACCTACAGCACCGGA